TTGTGGATACTAAAAATATAACAATTAAGGAACTCAGAGAAGAGTTGGCCGATGTTAAACAGGATCGAAGTAACATCCTGTTGTGCTGGGCAGAACCTTCTATTTCCCACCCATAAAATATTGAGAATGATAATGACATTGATATATAATATTCAAGACTATATCACACAGAAGGACGATAAACTCAGACTGTCTCATGGGTATTCTAAGTGGGGCTGGAATCTTATGAAAGAATGCGGCTATGATGTTTCAAATAGTGAGGACATAGCCCAGTTCTTTAGCGATCTGGAGGAAGATGATGCCTAAGAATCTATGGGAGAGAGAGCGGTCAGCGGTCTTCCGTAACACGTTGAATCTTTTCCTTGCGGAGGGCTACAATAAAAAGGAAGCCAAGAGGCTGGCCCGTAGAGAGGTTGAGGAGATTATGCTAGATAAGGATGATTTCGTAAAGGATATATGGGATAATCAGTTCGATGACTGTTAATCCTTGGAGCTTAATGTTAAGGAAAGAACATGGTGACATGGTTGTTGAAAATTTTAAAACAAGGAGAGAGGCGCAAGAAGAAATTAAAAACAGAAGCTCAGTTATCTTACATCTTGGAAGCAACCCTAAGGAAATTTATTATGTTGAAAGAGCAAGAAGGAAAAGGTATTCTTCTAGAGGTTTACAAAGTAGATAACAGCAGAGGATTTCAACTATCCTTTGGTGATAAGTGGGTCACTATGGAAAAGATAGATAAGGTAGAGGCGCTGGTCTCCATTGAAAAGGATATAGCCGAGATGCGGCGTGAAATCTGTCAAGAAATGTTTAACTTTAGTAAAGGAAGGTTCTAAAATGCAAACAGAAAAAGCAAGTATGGGGCCATGTACCAAGTGTAATTCTTCTGATGCCCTTGCTACCTACTCAGATCATACATGGTGTTATAGTTGTCAAACTTACGGAAGTGTCGGAGATGAAATTGAAACTGAACGTAAGGTAATTCCAATGAACAGAGGGCACAAGCGTACATTTAAAACAGCACACATTACTGACCGAAAAATTACAGCCGATACATGTAAGAAGTATGGGGTCACTGTGGCTTTTGAGGGTCAGGTTATTGTTGAACACAAGTATGATTACTATGATAAGGATGGAACGTATAAAGCAAGCAAGTACCGAAGTACTAAAGTTAAAGACTTCTGGTCTGAAGGACCATTAAGTGAGTGCGGTCTGTTTGGACAGCAAATCTTTGGTCAGTCACAAAAGTATATCACTGTGTGTGAGGGGGAGCTTGATGCAATGAGCGCCTTCCAACTTACAGGATCTAAATACCCCTGCGTGTCTATCAAGAATGGCGCTGGAGCGGCCCTGAAGAATTGCAAGCAGTCACTGGACTATCTGAATAAGTTTGGTACAGTAGTTCTTTGTTTTGATAATGATGCCCAAGGCACTGCCGCCAGTATAGAGGTGGCCCAATTATTCGAACCCAATAAATGTAAGATTATGTATCTTGAAATGAAAGATGCCAATGAGTATTTGAAAACGGGTCAGTCCGAAAAGTTTGTACGATCATGGTGGGGTGCAAGAGAATATACCCCCGCTGGTATTATCAATCTGGCAGACCTAGGAGATAGTCTGTATGATGAAACGTACCATGAGACTTGCCCCTATCCTTGGGATAAACTAAACGAGAAGACCTACGGTATACGCACCGGAGAGCTGATCACTTTTACCTCTGGTGCTGGTATGGGTAAGAGCAGTGTCATGCGTGAACTAATGCATCATATCATGGGAAGTACCTCAGACAATATTGGGCTACTTGCTCTGGAAGAGAGTACACGCAGCACAACATTTAATATCATGAGCGTTGAGGCCGGTGCCAGATTATATATAAAAGAAATACGAGATCGGTACACCCCGGAACAGTTGAAGGAGTGGCAAGATAAGACAGTAGGCAACAGAAGGTTCTTTGCCTTTGATCACTTTGGAAGTATAGGCAATAACGAAATCCTTGATCGTGTACGCTATATGGCAAAGGCTCTGGATTGTAAATGGATTTTTCTGGATCACTTGTCTATCTTGGTGTCAGGACAGGAAGACTTTGGAGATGAGCGTAAGTCTATTGATGTATTGATGACCAAGCTGCGTTCTCTGGTTGAGGAGACTGGGATAGCCCTGCTACTTGTAAGCCACCTTCGCAGACCGGGAGGTGATCGGGGACACGAGGAGGGGAGGGAGGTGTCGCTCTCGCATCTGCGTGGCTCTGCCAGCATAGCGCATCTAAGTGATAGTGTCATAGCTCTGGAGCGCAACCAGCAAGCAGAGGATGAGGTGGAAGCCAACACAACCACCTTGCGTATCTTGAAGAACAGATATACTGGAGACACGGGTGTTGCTTGCCACTTGCATTACGACAAAGAAACTGGTAGAATGACACAGATAGATAACCCATTTCTGGAGGATGAAGAGTGACAGTTAGAAAACCATTTGATAAAGCACTCTATGATGTGGCCGACACCAAAGCTAAGAAGCATATGGTGGGCTGGCTTAAGGAACAAGGCTACACTAACATAGCGACGAACGAGACATATTACTTTGATATTATATGCACAGTAGATGACCTTCCAAGATTGCTCTATGAAGTAGAGATTAAATATTCTTGGAAAGGAGATTGGCCTGACTCTTGGAGAGAGATACGTATTCCTGAGAGGAAGAGAAGGCTTCTTGATAAATGGAAAGAGGAGTCCCCCGATGATGTATTAACCTTCGTTGTATTCAGAGATGATTGTAAGAAGGCTTGGCACATAGATGGTGCTACCCTTCTTGAATGTGAAGTAAAAGAAGCTCCCAACCGCAACATAAGAAAGGGAGAGAAGTTCTTTCACATTCCCACCAGCGATGCATACCTAGTGGATATGACCTATGAAGAGAATTAAAAACCTTTTGGGTACCTTTTTTGGGTACCTTTTTTGGGTACCTTTGAGGCAAAGTCATGAAAGCAGTTATTGATATAGAGACAGACAGCTTGGATGCAACAAAGATACATTGCATCGTAGCTCGACATTACGGAACAGGAGAAACAAGACAATGGATTGGCGACGAATGTAATCAGTTTGGCAGTTGGTCCAGAAAGATAGATCAGTTTATAATGCACAACGGTCTTAGCTTCGATGGGCCTGTTCTTAATCGACTGGTTGATGCCAAGATAGAGTCCACCAAGATTAGGGATACATTAATTGAATCCCAATTATATAACCCCGTTCGAGACGGGGGACATTCTCTAGCAGCATGGGGCGAGAGACTTAACTATGTCAAGGGTGAGTTCACTGAGTTTAATCAGTACAGTAAAGAGATGTTGAATTACTGTCTACGTGACACTGAGATTACCCGGAAGCTTGGTATCAGTCTTGAAGAAGAGGGAAGAACCTTTAACCCTCAAGCATATAATCTGGAACGTCAGATAAGAATAATAATAGATAAACAACAAGAGAATGGCTTTGCCTTTAATCTTATGGAGGGGCAGCTTCTCTTGGCTAGGTTGGAGGACGAACAACGCCAGCTTGAATCTCAAGCCAATGCAATGTTTGAACCTATAGAAGTTCAGTTAAAAACCAAGGTTAAACACATCCCATTTAATATTGCCAGTAGAAAACAGATTGCTGAACGCTTGGTAGAGAAGGGATGGAAGCCCAAGAAGTATACAGATAAGGGTAATGTTATCATTAATGAGGAGGTTCTCTCTAAGATTTCGGGGATGCCCGAAGCTCAAATGTTCAGTAGATACTTTCTATTACAAAAACGTACTGGCCTTCTTAAGGCATGGATACAAGAGTGTCAGGAGGATGGTCGGGTCCACGGTAAGGTTCTTACCCTTCGAACTATTACAGGTCGTATGGCGCACCACAAGCCTAACATGGCACAAGTCCCAGCAGTGTATAGTCCTTATGGCAAGGAGTGTCGATCCCTCTGGACAGTATCAAACCCGGAAACACACAAGCTGGTGGGCACCGATGCGAGTGGGCTAGAGCTTCGATGTCTGGCACACTATCTGGATAATGAAAGCTTTACAAAAGAAGTTCTTACAGGAGATATACATACAGCTAATCAGAAGGCGGCTGGTCTTAAAACAAGAGATCAGGCAAAGACTTTTATCTATGCCTTTCTCTACGGAGCGGGGCCAGCTAAGATAGGAAAGATAGTTGGAGGTTCTTCTCAGGCGGGGCGTACATTAATAGAAAAATTTCTAAAGAATATTCCAGCCCTGAAGACACTCCGAACTAACGTACAGGAAGCAGCCCAGAGCGGTCTAATCAAGGGCTTGGATGGTCGAAGGCTACATATTAGATCAGAACATGCTGCTTTAAATACTCTTATTCAAGGAGCTGGGGCGGTTGTTTGTAAACAATGGCTCGTAGAAATGGATAAGAGAATAAAAAGATCGGGACTGGACGCTAAGTTAGTAGCATCAGTACACGATGAGTATCAGTTTGAGGTGGCCAATCCTGACATTAAACCCTTCACTGAGATAACTCGAGAGGCCATTCAATCCACAGAAAAGATATTGAACCTCAATTGTATGCTCGACTCCAATTTTAAAGTTGGAAATAATTGGTCCGAGACGCATTAAAGTTCTTGACTCTTGGATAGGGGCGTGGTACAATTCACTCGTTGCTTAGTTAGTAGTACCTAATCAAGCTCCGTAGTAGTACGAAGTAGTACTACGGAGCGTAGATTAGTTCGGGGAATGATCCCCATTCATGGCTGCAATAGTGCAGTGTTTTAAAGGAGAGCTGAATGAACGATCCAATTTATATTACCGGCAAGTGCCACTACGCATCGATCACCGAGCCGAACACTAAGTTTGAGCCGGTTTGGTCTATTCAGGTTGAGGTTGATGATAACAACCGATCTGTTATTGAAGGAGCCAATCTTCCCATTAACAACAAGGGTGATGACCGGGGGGATTTTGTTACCATTAAGCGTAAAGTCTTACGTGCTGATGGTAGCCAACGTGCCGCTCCCTTTATAAAAGACTCTCAGAATAACACTTGGAATGGTAAGTTGATTGCCAATGGTAGCACAGTAAATGTTAAGGCTGTTCCTTACGATTGGAACTACGCTGGTAAATCGGGAGTTTCTGCTGACTTGTCGGCAGTGCAGGTGGTGGACTTCATTGAGTACACCAGAGATAACGAAGACTTTGAACCAGTAGAAGGAGGCTATGTGCAAGAAGAGGCAGTACCCTTTTAATAACTAGAAAGGAGAGGGGTGCCACTTTGATTCTCATCGTGGCACCCCCCTTATTCTCATGAAACAGATTGAAACATTAGTTGAAGATATCTACAATCTTTTTACCCTTGCTCCTATTGACATGGATGAAGAGGAAGTAGACAAGTATATAGATACCTTTGGTGATATGCTCAAGGTTCACATCAAAGAATTCTTATATGAGAAACCTAGAGATCGTGCCAACCTCCGACTATCTGCTATCGGTAAACCAAACAGGCAGCTCTGGTATGATCTCAACAAACCCCTGACCGATGTTCAGCTTCAGCCCTCGACTAGGATAAAGTTTTTGTACGGATATATCTTGGAAGAGCTACTCCTTCTTTGTGCCTCTATCTCAGGTCATAAGGTTACCGACCAACAAAAAGAAGTTGAAGTGGAAGGAGTAGTGGGGCATCAGGATGCTATGATTGACGGTGTTCTAGTTGACTGTAAGTCTGCCAGTGGTCCCGGCTTCGACAAGTTCAAGTACAATAAACTTAATGAGGACGATCCGTTTGGATATATTCCTCAGATATCAGCCTATGCTCATGCTAATGGGGTTAACCGAGCGGCCTTTCTGGCCATAAATAAATCTACAGGAGAAATATGTCTGACGCACGTACATCAAATGGAGATGATCAATGTTAAACAGAGGGTGGACTATCTTAAGGAGATGGTTACAGATAGCCGAATTCCTGATCAGTGTTATCCTAGTGTGCCTGATGGGAAGTCTGGTAATCATAGGCTTTCTGTTGGTTGTGTTTATTGTGGGCACAAAGCAGAGTGTTGGAAGGATACTAACCAAGGGAGGGGTCTCCGTGTGTTCCAGTATGCAAGGGGTAAAAGATTTCTTACACAAGTTGGGAAAGAGCCTGACGTAAAAGAAGTGATGGACTGGTAATGCACTGGAGGTATGCTGAAGAACTGGACACCAAGAATAATTTCGGGTTTGTTTATATTATAACTCAAAAGAAAACGAAGAGAGCCTACATAGGATGTAAGCAATACTTTGTTAAGAAAAATAAAAAGAAAGTTGAGTCCGACTGGAGGGTATACACTGGATCAAGTAAAACTCTGAACGAAGAAATTAAAAAACTAGGAAAGGGCCGGTTTCGCTTTGAGATTATTGGAGAGTACAAAAATAAAAGAAGCCTGAGATATTACGAATGTTATTACCAATTTATTAATCATGTGTTAACTGCAAAACTAGAGGGAACAGACGACCCCGCTTATTATAATAATTATATAGGCGGTAAATTCTATAGACCTGTTCAAGAACCAATTGAATGACAATGTAGATTTTGAATCTCTTTATAGTGTGACTCGGAAAGATCCTATTAGGAGCCTCTACCTAGCAGTAATTTTACAGGCTATCATTGATCTGATTAAGCCTGAAAGTATTCAAGAGGGTAGTAATATAAAACTTCAAAGAGATCAGGCCCATGCTTGGGTCTTTTCTTCTATTGGTGTAACGTGTGAAAATTTTGAGGATACTTGTACACTCGCAGGGCTTGAGCCGGGGATGGTTCGAACCTTTACATTGAATGTTATCAAATCAGGAGATACCGATGAAGTCAGAAGAAAAATCAACAGCATCTTGTGATACTGGTTCTCCCCCCAAGGGAGGGAAGGCGGGACACAATCCCGAGTGGCACAGGGAAGGGACATATAATTATTATCTTCGAAGAATGAAAGAAGATAATGCTCTGGATAAACAAGTGGGAGGACAGCATTATAAAGATTGCAGCATACAGCCAGTCGAATATATATTTCAAAATAACCTTGACTATTTTGAGGGGAATGTGGTAAAGTATATTACTCGACATCGGAAAAAGGGAGGAGGAAAGAAAGATATAGAGAAGGCTATTCATTACGCCCAACTAATCCTCGAACTTCATTATAGTGAATAGGTGAAATAATGTTTAAATCAAATCGTAATCCACAGTTCCGATCCAAGTTCAGTGAAGATATTTTTAATACAAAGTATTCGCACGAGGGGGCTGAAACCTTTCACGAGCTTTCCTGCACACTGGTTAATGATGTTTGTCAAGATCATCTTACTACAGATGAGAAGGCGGAACTGATAGATCATATCTCCAATCTGCGCTTCATACCCGGAGGTAGATACCTCTATTATGCTGGGCGTGACAAGAAGTTCTTTAATAACTGCTACCTCCTTAAAGCAGAGGAAGATAATAGAGAGGATTGGGCCAAGCTTAGTTGGGAGGCCGAGTCTTGTTTGATGACAGGTGGGGGCATAGGGGTAGACTATTCTATCTATAGACAAGAAGGGGAGTCCCTAAAGGGAACCGGGGGTGTCAGCAGTGGTCCCATTCCCAAGATGCAAATGATTAATGAGATAGGTCGCCACGTAATGCAGGGGGGTTCGAGAAGGTCAGCTATTTATGCCAGCCTGAACTGGAAGCATCCCGACATTGAGAAGTTCCTAGTATCAAAGAACTGGTTTGACGTTCCAGTTGGAACTACGGGCCAAACAATATTTGATATAAGACAAGACGACTTTAATTTTCCAGCTCCTTTAGATATGACTAACATCTCTGTCAACTATGATACTAACTGGTTGCTTAATTATTGGGAGACGGGAGAGGTGGATAGTATATTTAAAACTAATGTGCGCCAAGCTTTACAGACAGCTGAACCGGGGTTCTCGTTTAACTTTTTTGAGAAGGAGAATGAGACGCTGCGGAATGCCTGTACGGAAGTTACTTCTGAAGATGACTCCGATGTGTGTAATCTAGGGAGTCTTAATTTCGCTCGAATTGATGACCTTAATCAGTTACGAGGGGTTGTCTCATTAGCAACCAAGTTCCTCTTATGTGGTACGCTCCGAGCGCAACTTCCTTACGATAAAGTATATAAAGTTCGAGATAAAAATAGACGCTTGGGTTTAGGTCTTATGGGTCTACACGAGTGGCTTATTCAGAGAGGAGGGAGATATGAAACTACTCCCGAATTACACAGGTGGTTAAAGGTCTATGAGGCTGAGTCGGATACAATAGCCAGAGATTTCTCTGATAAGCTTTCTGTGTCACGCCCCGTGGCAGTTCGAGCCGTAGCTCCTACTGGTACTATTGGAATTCTTGGTGGTACTTCAACAGGAATAGAACCCATCTTTGCTGTAGCTTATAAAAGAAGGTATCTTAAAAACAAACGGTGGCATTATCAGTATGTGGTGGACAGTGCTGCCCAAGAGATGATTGAGCTTTACGACACTAAACCAGACCAAATTGAGTCAGCTCTAGATCTTGCAAAGGATTATGAGAGGCGTCTCAGCTTTCAAGCTAATGTGCAAGAGTATGTGGACATGGCTATATCCAGCACTATCAATCTACCCAAGTGGGGCACAGAAAATAATAATGAGGACGGCGTGGACAATTTTACTCAGACGTTAGCAAAGTATGCTCATCGCCTTCGTGGCTTTACCTGTTTTCCCGATGGCTGTCGAGGAGGGCAACCCCTCACCTCTCTTCCCTATCAGGAAGCTCTGGAAAAACTAGGGGAGGAGTTTGAAGATAACATACAAGTTCACGACATTTGCGATATTAGTGGTAGTGGTGGTGTTTGTGGAGTTTAGTTTTTAATAAAAAGTTCTTGACGAATAGAGCTTTGTGTAGTATAATGTATGTATGGTGCCAATCATGGGCCATTAATATCAACTTGCTTTAAGGAGAATGATATGACCAGACAAATGTTGACAAGTAATCATCCGTTCTTTTCCAATTTTCCTAATTGGGTTATAGGACACGACAGGCTCTTTCAAGAGATGTTAAGAATGGTTGATGATGTAGCCTCTACTAGTTTACAAAACACGTCCAACTATCCTCCGCACAATCTTTACCGGGAGGAAGATGGTAAATATGTAATTGAACTTGCTGTTGCTGGCTTTGAAAAAGGTGAGCTTGAGATCAGGACAGAAGATGGTAGGCTCTTCATAAGTGGAAGGAAGAAAACAGAAGTAGATAATGAAAAGATTATTCATAAGGGAATTGCACACCGATCCTTTGAAAAGTCCTTTCATCTGGCAGAAAATATTATCATAGATTCCACACGTTTTCTGAATGGAATTGTAACTATTTGGCTAGAGCAGGTCTTGCCGGAAGAAAAAAAGCGTAAACTCTACAGCCTGTAACACACTTGGGGGTGCGTAGCGTTTGCCCCCTTTCTTTTAGGAGAGTAAAATGAGTGAGCAAACATGTTGTTATATTTGCAAGCTAGGCTTTCTACCAGAAGAGCCTATTCCCCTACTCTATAATAGAAAGGGAATATATTTATGTAAACATTGTCTGGACGTTACAAATTCCAGAGCAGCTAAAATGGAGATGCAAGAAGTAACATGAAGAAACAACCCAACACAGTTTATATAGGCTATGATCCCAGAGAGGATATAGCTTATGAAGTTTTAAAATTCACCATCGAAAGGATCGCCGTTGAGAATGTTCGAATTGTTGTTATCCGCCGTGATATTGTTGAGCGTATGGGAATATATAAAAGAGAATATGATATAGTTGATGGGCAACACATAGATAAAATTGATGGTCGGCCTTTCTCCAGTGAGTTTAGTTTTACTAGGTTCCTTGTCCCGGCCCTGAATATGTATCAAGGTTGGGCTTTATATATGGACTGTGATATGTATCTACGAACAGATATTAATGAGCTGTTCGATGAATATGATATGGATTATTATCCGCTCTATTGCGTTAAGCACAAATATTCTCCGGGTGATGGAACGAAGATGGATGGCCGCAAGCAGGAAAATTATCGAAGGAAGAATTGGTCGAGCTTTATCCTATGGAATTGTGGGCATCCCCTTAATCAAAAGCTTACTGTTGCTGATGTAAGTACTCGACCGGGAGGATGGTTGCATGGATTTGAGTGGCTCCCTGATAAGGAAGCAGATATTGGTTCTATTCATGAGGAGTGGAACTGGTTGGATAACCACTCTTCTGAAGAAATCGAGGCCAAGAATGTACACTTCACAACTGGTGGCCCTTGGTTTCGAGACTGGAAATGTGGGCGGGCTATTGATGCTCAATATGCAGTAGAGTGGAATGGCGACTACACCTATCTGGCAGGACTTGGAAAAGTAAAACCCTATGAAGTATAAAATAGTAACATGTTTCAATGAAGACGAACTGAAATACAATGGTTCCAGACTTCTAGAACAATTCAAGAGCAATTGGCAACCAAGTATTGAGTTCCATTGTTATTATCATAACATGGATATCTCCAATTACTCATTGCCCAAAGCAAAGAATATTAAATATCATAACCTATCCAATGTGAAAGAGTATACTACATTTATAGAAGAGAATAAAGCGCACGATGGGACCGAAGGGGGCGCTGTTGCTTATACCAATCTTCTTGATGGGATCGGGACAGCTTCCAAAGTATTTTCAATAAGTGAGTGCGCCTTTAACAATAAAGACTGTTGGCTTATCTGGATAGATCCCCTTTGCCTTAACCTGAAAGATATACACTCTACAACTTTGGATCAATACTTTCCAGATAAGAACAGCAACATGGACTTTATATCTGTCCCTGAGAGCGACCACCTTCTGGCATTTAATATTGGTAGGCAAACCAGCGTCGAGTTGCTGGGGGATTGGCGTGGCGCTTATATGTCGGGAGAATATATGAACTATAGAGAGTGGGGTAGTTCTTTTATTCTTAGTAGACTTGTAACTATTTATAATTCTCACGGTATGCACTTTGATGAGATAGAAAATCTTGAAGATATTCTTATTAATTTAAAAGATAAGGAGGTGCAAGCTGCCCGAGATAGTACTGGTAACAGAATACTTCCTTTATCTGATACCGAAACCTCCCCAGACATTCTTCCCAACAGATACAGACAGCTTGCTGATCTTGTAAGAGCCTATAAACCTACATGTATTCTAGAGACGGGCACATGGAATGGGGGAAGGGCTGTTGAGATGGCTCTGGCATCCTTTGATAACAACGATAAGGTTCATTACATTGGCTTTGATTTATTTGAAGACGCTACCACCCAGACAGACAAGGAAGAGTTTAATGCCAAGCCGCACAACACCAAGGCGGCAGTAGTAAAACGCCTTGATGATTTTGCAAAGCATATGCAGGATGAAAAAAATAAGACGTTTACCTATGAATTATACAAGGGCAACGTAAGGGAGACACTTAATAGTGGCTATATTAAGAATGTAGACTTTGCTTTAATAGGTAGTGGCAATAGCGAGAAGACGGTTAAGCATGAATACGATATATTAAAAGAAGTCCCGGTAGTAGTGGGCGACCACTTCTTTACAAAGGATGACGATGATGGCATCCCCCCTGAAGAATACCAAGGAATTAAAAAAGTATTTAATGAGGTTCAAACAAAGAAGGTAGATGCTCAAGAAACAACAGAAGATGGTTGGACAAATTTCGATGAGAAGTCAGTCACTCGAAAATATATATTACCATCCAGTGACAAGGTGCTTGGAGGAGGGCACACCCATCTTACGGTCTTTCTACATAGCTCCGACTTGGATGAGATTCCCGAAGATTTAAAGCGTGTGCCCATTGTTGTGCATCCCAGAGATTGTGTCTCCAAGGATTACATCAAGAATAATATTCAAACTAATATGAATCTTCTTGATCCCAAGAAGTGGATTTCCAAACACTCCCCCCATAGAGAAAAAGGTATTATAGTATCGGCTGGTCCCTATCTAGATTATAAAGAACTGAAAAAGTTTATCAGAGAAAATCCAGACTCTAAGGTAGTGACAGTTAAACATGCATATCCCCACCTTCTTAAAAATAAAATAAATCCTTGGGGATGTGTTGTTCTGGACCCCAGAGCAATAACAGGGAAAAGCACCCATAATATTGTTCGAAAAGATTTGTTCAAAACAATTGATCCCAACACAAATTTCTTTATCGCCTCAATGACAGACCCTTCTGTAACTAATTTTCTATTAGATAGTGACGCTCGTATTTGGGGATGGCATGCCTTTACAGATTCTCTCCGAGAGGAAGAGGAACAAGGAGCTGTTATCCAGAACCAACAAGTAAAATTAAATGAGGAGTTGGGAATACCCCAAGGAGCTACTCTGATTACAGGTGGGACATGTGCCGCAATGCGAGCTATTGGAATGCTGCACACAATGGGCTTCCGGGAGATACATCTCTTTGGCTTTGATTGTTGCAGGGACGAACCCTCAAAGGAAGAGATGACAGAGACTGTGGGAGATATTGAAGGTGGAGAGACTCCAAAGCCAAAGTATATTCAGGTGAATGTTAAGGATAAGACATATTGGACAACCGGAGAACTTCTGGCAATGGCCCAAGACTGTGAGAAAGTATTCTCGGATGCTGCGCTGGATGGTATTCTTTCCTTTCATGGGAAGGACACAATGGTAGCAGACCTTTGGGATCTCAGGGTAGAGCAAGAATCTCGACCGAACTTTAGAGAATATTATGATAACTAGAGATATTTCTCCAAGAGAACATCTCAGTCGAGCCGAGCCTTCCCAGAAATATCTCTCTCTTCTGGAAGAATACAAAGCTATGCACAACATTTCAGATGGAATGTTTAATGGAAGAAGCTTATTAAAATTTGTAGATATTATTAAGTCTTACTTGAAGAAAAATAAATGTACCTCCATTCTGGACTATGGCTCTGGGAAAGGAATATTATATACAAAAGATTTTAGTGTAATAACAGATGAAATAACTGAACCTCTTCCCGAATATTGGGAGCTTGATTCATATTACTTATATGATCCAGCCTATGAACAGCACTCAAGTCTTCCTGATGACAAGTTTGATGCCGTCATTTGCACAGACGTTCTGGAACATATACCGGAGGATGATCTGGGGTGGGTTCTTGAGGAGATATTTTCTAGGGCCAAGAAGATGGTATTCCTTAATGTCGCTTGTTTCCCAGCCCTTAAGAAACTGGGGGATGGTTCCAATGCACACGTATCTATTTTCTCTACAGAAAATTGGATACAGTTTGTAGCTACCAAAAGTGTGGCCTACAAAGATCTGAATATATATTTATTTACAGACAATATAGATTCAGACGATGGGGAGTTTACCGTTCGAGGTTTTAAAATAGAAAGTAAACCACACGTAACAGAATTACAAGGAGAACCTAAATAATGTTTGGAATAGCAGAATCAATCATAGGAGTGGCGGGAAAAGTTCTTGACAAGTTTGTGGAAGATAAGGATCTAAAGAGCAAGCTTGCTGCTGAACTGAAGACACAACTAATTGCTCTGGACTTGGCTCAAGCAGAAACAAATCTTGAGCAAGCCAAACACCCATCTATTTTTGTGGCAGGAGCTAGGCCCAGTATCATGTGGATATGTGCCTTTGCTCTGGCTTGGCAGTTCGTTGGTGCCCCCATTGCGTCTTGGGTTGTGGTGATGTGGTATCCTACCGTTATATTACCCGTGTTGGAAACCAGAGAA